GGCGTCGAGCTCCCGACGCAGGGCCGCAAAGGCAGCCCCTACCGGCGCATCGACGAGGAGGCCCTCGTCCCCAACAAGTACCGGCGCATTCTCGACACGATCCACGCGAAGATCATCCGAAACAAGGTGCTTCCGCAGACGGTCTCGACCGGTGGCGACTACTCGACGCGCACGCGCGCCAAGGGCCTGAGCCTTTTCCTTGAAGGCCTGTTCGCCACGGAGCGCATCGACACGATCGCGGACATGGCGTGTCGCGACGCGCTGCTTACGGGCCTCGCCGCCGTGAAGGTGTACGACGAGCCCGGCCGCGTGAGCTTCGAGCGGCTCAAACCCTGGTGCCTGAAGCTCCGCGAGGCCGAGTGCAACGGAGGGACGCCGCGCCGGCTATACTACGTGGACGACTTCGATCGCGGCGTGCTCGCGGACATGTTCCCCGAGTCCGAGGGCGCCATCATGAGCGCGCCGCCGCCGTCGAACATCGGCGCAACGCGCTTGACGGACGCCTACAACCCGCAGGCCGTGCGCGTGTGCGAAGCGTGGGCCATCGGCACCGCCGACAGCCCCGGACGCCACCACATCAGCATCGAAGGGCACACCCTGCTTGACGAGGAGTGGACCGCCGACACGTTCCCGGTGGCGATCCTGCGATTCTACGCGCCACCGGTAGGATTCTACCCCGTCAGCCTGGCCAAGCTCATCCTCCCAATCCAACGCGAGCTCGAGTTCACGGCCGTGAAGCTCCAGCAGACCTTCAAGCTCATGAGCCACGCGCATTTCATCGTGGCGCCCGGCGTGGAGTTCACCACGGAACAAATGACGAACGAGCCCGGCACGATTTGGCGCGCCAACCCCGGCCAGATTCAGCCCTTCGCGCCGCCGTCCGTGGCCGCGGACCTGTACCGCTACTTCACCGACCTCGGCCCCATGATGACCGAAATGTCAGGCGCAAGCGCCATGAGCGTGGCGAACCAAAAGCCCGGCGGCGTTACGAGCGGCATCGCCATCCAGACGCTCGACGACGTGGAGGCCGAAGGCTTTCTTGCAATGCACCGCGCATGGACGGACTGGCACATCCAGATTGCCAAGCTCGCCATCGACGCCGCCGCGCGCGTGGCCGAAGCCGATCCCAAGTTTGCCGTGCGAATCGTGGGCAAAAGCCGCGCATCGGTCATGCGGTGGCGCGAAGTGGCGATGGACGAGGACGACTACGCGATCCGCGTCATGCCGATCAGCCAATTCGCCCGCGACCTCGCGAGCCGAATCGACCAGGCCGAAAAGCTCTTGCAGCTCGGAGCCATCGGGATTCCCGAGTTCCGCGAGGTGCTCGACCTCGCCGACCTGCAAGCGCAGAACGACATGGACCTAAGCGACCAGCACATCATCGATCGCAACATCGAAGCGATCCTCGCGCGCCAAATGCCCGTCATCGCCGAGCCCTTCGATAACCTCGCGATGATCGTCGCGCGCGGCGCCAAGGCCTACAACCTTGCCCGCCTCGAGGACGCCGACCCCGTGAGCCTCGAGCTCTTGCGCCGCTACATCACGAGCGCCCAAGACCTCACGCAGGCCATGCAACCGCCACCGCCTCCCGCCGCTCCTGGCGGAGGCCTCCCGCCGGAGCTCGCACAGATGGCAGGCCCGGCACCCGCACTAGCCTGAGCGGCAAAAGGACAGCACATGAACCTCGAACAGAGCGCCCCAATGGCGCAAGCCCCCGCAGAGCCCGCAGCGCAATTCGCCGGCATCAACGGCAACGAGCGCAACGACCGACGCGCCGCCGCATTGGCCGCACTCCGCGCCGCAAACAAAGAGCCCGCGCAGCAGGCCCCAGCGCCTCGCCAAGAGCCCGCCGCGACGCAGACGGACGACGACACGCCCGACGAGCGCCCGGCGATGCTACAGGCCCCAGAGGCCGAAGAACACGACGAGCCCGAGGACCGCATCAGCGCCGTGGTGCGCGCGCGTGAGAAGGCCAACCGGCTGCGCCGCGAGGCCGAAGCGCAGCGCGCCGAGGTGGAGCGCGACCGGATGCGACTCGACCTCGAGCGCCGCGAGGTGGAGCAACTGCGCCGAGCTCGAGAGGCCATGCAGCGCGACCCCATCGCCGGCCTCAAAGAACTCGGCGTGGACCTTCGCGACCTCACGGAGCGCGCCGCCATGGACGGCACGCCGGAGGCGCAGTTCCGCGCGCTCCAAGAGCAGATCGCCAAGCAGGCAAAGGAGCTCGAGGACTACCGCACCGGGCAGGCCCAGCGCGAAATGAGCCAACAGCGCCCCTACTTGGCCGCTCGTGCCGAGCTGCACCCCGAGCTCGTCAAGCAACAGGCCTACCAGCTCCAAGACGACTACTACAAGCAGACCGGCAAAGTTCCGAGCCTGAACGACATCGCGGAAGCCCTGGACTACCTCGCGTCCGAGGAGTATCGTCACGTTCACGAGCGCGCAGCTCGCCGCGGCACCAGCACGCCGCGCACCGGAACGGTATCCGCAGCAGGCAAACCGAAGCCCTCCCGCACGTTGAGCACGTCGAGAGCCGGCGAGAAGAGTTCCGCTGCGCCAGACACGGCGCACATGTCACGCGATGCCCGAAGGGATTACATCGTGGGCATGTTGAAGGCGGGGCGCCTCAACGGCTGACGGTGACCGGTGGCGGGGGGAATCCATAACCTCCCGCCTACTGAGACCATCATGCCCGTTTTGGACACCGCATCCGCCGCCAGTATCATCAAGTACCTCTATCCGGACTACACGGTCCCGCGCGAGCTGCGCAAGAACAACCCGTTCTTCGCCATGCTCGCCAAGAAGACCAACTTTGTCGGTAAGTCCGTGGACGTCCCGCTCACCATCAACTCGATTCAGGGCGGCGGCGCGACCTTCAGCGGCGCCAAGGCCGCCTCGGAGACCTCGCAGGCCTACAACGACACCTACAAAACATTCACGCTCACGCGCAAGAGTGACTACTCGCTCGCGACCATCAGCGGCGAGGCGATGAAGGCCGCCGTCATGGACGAAGGCGCCATGGTGGATTTGTTCCAAGATACCATGGACCTCGCGATGTTCACCGCGATGCGGTCGATCGCGCGTCACCTCTTCCGCGACGGCACGGGCACGATCGGCAAGATCGGCAGCATCAGCAGCACGACGATCACGCTTGGCACGCCATCGGACGCGTACAACTTCTCGCTTGGCGAGCGCCTCAGCGTCTTCTCTGGCACCGGCGGCACGGCGTTCATGTACGACACCGTCATCAACTCCACCGTGACGACGCCGATCCGCGTCACCGCCGTGGACCGCAAGGCCGGCACCATCACGGTCAACGACGCGACCAGCCTCGCCGCGGGCCAGTACCTCGCGCGCGCGACCGATCGCACCCAGGCGACCTCAAACGCGACCGTCTTCACGAACTCGAACGTCGTGACTGGCCTCTCCACCTCGGCGTTCTTCCCGGCGGACATTTACGGCCTCACCCGTACCTCGGATAAGACCAGCCTTGGCGGCTCGCTCCTCGATTGCACCGGCGCCTCGCCGGACGAAGCGATCATTCAGCTCGTCAGCGACATCGCCGCAGAAGGTGGCCGCCCGGACCACTGCTTTATGCACCCGCGCGACTTCGCGGCACTGAACAAATTCCTCGGCTCGCGCACCGTCTACGACCGCGCCGTGAGCATCGAGGACGCAGAGATCGGCTTCCAGTCGATCGTGCTCATGGGTGACACCGGCCCGGTCAAGTGCGTCGCTGACATCAACGTCCCGCAGTCGGAAATCTTCGCGGTCCAAATGGACACGTGGGACCTCTTCTCGCTCAACGCGGCGCCGCACATCCTCGATTACGACACCAATCAGTTCCTTCGCGTGAGCGACGACGACGCCTACCAAATCCGCGTCGGCAGCTACGGCAACCTGCGTTGCCGCGCCCCAGGCTTCAACGGCCGCGGCAAAAACTTCCTCGCGGCGACGGTGTACTGATGGCCGGGCGCTCCTTCATTCAGCTCCTCGGAGCTCTTGACCCCGGCGTCGTGGTGCTCCCGATTTCGTGGGCCACGAACGGCGCATCCGATCCCGTCGCGACGACCATCCTCGGCCGCGGCGTGGCATCCGTCGCGCTCGCGTCCACCGGCGTCTACACCGTGACGCTTCAAGACGTGTACACGAGCCTCTTGTCCGCGACGGCGACGCTTCAGCTCGCCGCCAACGACGACAAGGTTACCAGCCAAATCGGCGCCGTTGACCTCAACGCCAAGACGTTCCAAGTGCGCATCTTTGACATTGGGTCGGCCGCACTTGCCAACGTCGCGGCAGCCACCGGCAACCGCGTCAACCTTCTCCTCGTCCTCAAGAACTCGAGCGCCTAATGAAGAAGCCCGCGCTGCTTATCGCCCTCGGCCGCGGCCCAAAGGGCGCAGAAGACGAAGAGGAGGCGCCCGCCTCGGAGCGCGGCTACTCGCCCGAGGAGAAAAAAGCCCTCGCCGGTGACGTGCTCGACGCGGTAAAGGCAGGCGACAAGACAGGCCTTGCGGACGCCCTCGAGGCGTTCGTGATGGCCTGCATGGAGGAGTGAGAGAATGGCACGCAGTCGAACGCTTGGAGATATGCGCTCAGACGTTCGGCTGCGTGCCGATCTCGTCGGGAATCAGTTCGTCACCGACTCGGAAATCAACGAGTACCTAAACCAAGCCCTCGCCGAATTCTACGATCGGCTCGTGGGCGCGCGGGGCCAAGAGTACTACGCCACCGAGCAGGTCATCACGACGACCGGCACCGAGGCCTACGCGCTCCCGGCGACGCACTACGAGACCCTGTACGTGGAGCTCGAGGACAGCGGCGCCCGCGTCCGGCTCGGTTCCTACTCCTTCCACGAGCGCGCAAGGCTCCTCGGCACCTCGGCGCCGAA